ATTGCTTGGCGAGCCTGCTCATTACGGGTGCTAGACAACAACGCATCAAGCTCATCATTGATGTTCCCCAGCATACCCATGTCACCCGTTTCCTGAGCAACCTGTGCTTTACGCAACAACTCAATACTGGCTTCTTGAGTGGCCCTAGTTTCGGCTTCATCGGCTCTGCGTTGAGCGCCAAGCATCCCTGCACCAATACTTAATCCAGCCGCGCGCGCAAAATCAGGCTGGGCAAGACCGCCTAATACAGCAGAACTTAATCTCAAATTTGGTAGCGCCATTGTCTATCTCCAAATGCCTGTGTAATCAACCTGATAATAACCGCTGTCATGCAAGCTAACTCGCTCTGGATGAGTTTCCATAAGCTCCTGAGCCAATACACCGACTTCAGAGCCAAACTCTCCAAGCTTATTAGCTTTGTCATTCCAATCCCATTTGTAAATGTTAAAGCCTTGTTTGTTTTTGCCAACAAACTCAATGTTCTTTTTAAGCCGAACATCAGATATTGACTTAACAAGATCAGAAACAAAATCAAACAAACCGCCACTACCGCTTTGAGCGCCAGCCGCTAATACCCCAGCGCCAACGTTACCAAGCAGATTTGCTTGACCAAGACCCGAGGCAAGCAATGCATCAATGCCGGTCATTGTGGCTTCACCAAACATTCCAGTACCATACTGCTTTGCCTGTTGAGCCATGCCAGCTGTAGCAATTCCTTGCTGAAGCGCATTAAGAGCCGCCGCTTCAGGAATAAACGCTCCTTTAGTAGCGGCAAGGCTACGTTGCAATTGCGCCGCCTCAAGCGCTTGTTGACCAGCAAACATCCCTAAACTAGATTGCCCAAGCTGAAGTGCCCTAGCTTGTCGAGCGCCAAGCAAATCTTGAGCCGACTGCCCAAGTCCTGCTCCCATAGTTCCAAATTGTGCACCTAACTGACCTGCTAACTGTCGTTCAGTCTGAGCTTGTTGCATAGCCTGAATCATCGCAGTGTTCTGCGCTTCTGCCTGCGCTTTTGCAAGTGCTAACTGCTCTGGCGTACCACCATAAAGATTAGTAGTTACTCCAAGTCTGCCCTGAGTTAATAAACGCTCTTCTAATGCAAGACGTTGACGCTCTTCTTCTGGCGTCTGTGCCGCTCTCATGCGCTGATAAATAGCCTGCTCTCTTGCCGCAGGACTCATACCTGCTTCAGCGAGAAAGCCTCCTGATGCGGCTAGGCTTTGTTGAGCTAATGCATTTGCGCCAGAAAATGTCGGCAATCCACGCTCAAATTCCGGCATAATCTTTGAATAAAGATCTTTAGCAAGATTTTCAATTTTAAAATAACCTGGAGTATTTACGCCAACATTAGATAGTGCATCTTTAAGAAGCTCATTTTGCAATTTTTCAGCTGTGCCTGTAGGGCCAACGTCCGTTAAAGTCCCAAACTCTCCAACAGTAGCGCCACCGGTTCCTGTAGTTACAGAAAACGGTTTAAATGCAGATTTAGTTTCAAGCTGACTAGCAAGTGTATTTGCAGATGTTTGAGCAGATTCGCCAACACTTTGAAGCCTGTTATAAGCCGCATTAATTGCGGATAAGCCTGCTATATCACCAAAAAGCGACATTAGTACGTCCCTCCATCAATTGTTCCTGTCGACAAAGTTCCACTAAACGTCAAAGCTGGGATTGTCACAGTTCCCGTAAAAGTAGGCGATGCAATATCTGCCTTTGTAGCAGAAGCCGTAGCAATCGCATCAAACTCTGTATCGAATTCGCTACCCCGAATGATCTTATTTGTATCTCCAGCAGGCAACGTATCCTTGGCTGTAAAGTTTGTTGTCTTTGTGTAATTGCTCATATCGTTTTACCTATCAATGCTAATACGTTGATTTCCTGAATCGACAAAATAGATCCATTAATATCTGACTCCAAGCCTATCGTAACAACTCCACCACTCCCTGTTGTATGAACAGTAGGTTTTGTCGTTAATATGCCGCCTGTAAACGTGCCAACCGTATACTCCGACACGCCATAATAAGCCGGCACTTGATTGCCTACAGATATTTCATAATTCTTAAAGGCAGTTTTAAAGTCATAAGCCCACTTAACAAATATTGTTTCTTCATTTGCACCAATAAGCGTTGGCTTAATCTTTTTGACAATCTTTGTTTTGCTTGAATCGCCAAACGTTAGTGCGGGGCTAAAGTATCTAAAGCGATACTTCGATGTATTATCCAAATACCCTGAGTACGTCCCTATTCCGTCAGACGTTCCAATATAAAGTGTGCCATCTGTATGCCTAGCAAATGATTTGTGGCCCACAGAGGTCCATCTAGTCACTCTGTACGAGTTGTTTTCTAGTCGGCCTTTAAGATCAAAGCAGTAAATAGTAGATTGGCTTGGGAAGCCGATAAGGTAAAACGCATTTTCAGGGCTGTATATCGAGGTTACTGGTAGCGTTTCGGCATCAATAACGTTAATTAGCTCTGTTTTTACGTTTAAGCTAAGGTCAGATATTGGCAGTGACTTTTCCTGTATTGTCCTACCAAGACTTCGTAAGCCTGAGTCAGACATAAACAAAATATCTGTACCAATGCTTTGAACTGAGTTGCGGTCAATACAACCAACGCCAGAAATAGTATCCGCTAACGACATGCTTGCTGGGCTTGTAGCGTTTTGGTAAACAAGAATACTGTGCTCACCAAAAATAACGAGCAAGTTGTTATGCGTAGCAATAGCAACAATCTCGTCGTGTCCATCACCCCATGCTTTTGACACGTTAATAGATCCACTACTACCGCCTGTAAAATCATTGCCAATCAACAAGTCCGACCAGTAAACAACCTGCCGCTCTGTTGAGTTGTCAGCGATCCACAAACGACCAAATGCCGCAACCGCATCGTTGCACTTCAAAGTAGCCGCAGTAGCCGTTGAGTTAACAGTAGTAAATGTTCTTAGACCCGTTGCGTTGTCATATACAAGCGGGTCATATCCTCTCTGGAAAAAATAAGCCTTGTTATTAAAGTTAACAATCTTCCAGTTATTGTCGGTAATTGTATAAGAGCCTGGAGTTGCATCAACAAGAGTAGTTGTGCCTGTAAGTATCTTGTCGTTTCCAGTACTGAAAATAACATTGTTGTTTGACTCATCATAAAAATGATGTATTCGATGTATATAGTCTGTGCCAAGCTCTGTCTTATCAGTTGTTAAAACCTCAATGCCTTTCCGTGAAGCAATACGACCACGCTTATCAATCACAGCGTTATCAGCAACATCTGCAAATGACGGATCTTGAGCAATAGGCGAGTCTTCAGTGTTTACCCCCTTAAATCCTGGGGCAACCAAATTGATGCTTTGTAACGGCTGTGCCATAACTATACCTACGGAGTATAAAAAATAGTTTCTTCTGGATGCCGTTGAGCATCCAAAGCAACCGCATCAGATAAATACTTGTCAGCAATAGCAAAGTATTCTGGCGCTGATGTTCCGCCTGTTTCGCCACGCTCTCTAGCTAACAACGCTACAGCTAAATGAATTACAGGCTGGCTTGGAATCGCCAATGTATCCAAGTCACTGCTCAATGCCGTATTCCTAATTACTGCTTTTGCTTTTAGCGAGTACACTCCATCTGGCTTTGGGTATACGTCAATCTGAGCATCCCCGTTAGCGTCAACTCCGCTATACGTAAAGTATTCAGGCGCACCAGATGCAGGTGTTTGCACAAAAAAACGATCATCAAACCAATTTTGTGTTTGGTATTGCATTGTTAAATTTGAAGTATCGTTAATTAAATTAAGAACTTTGCCTTTGTCACCTGTTCCTGTTAGTGAATAGGTATAGTCATCAGCCGCCGTTGTAATTGTTAGCCTTGTTCTAAGCGCTGACCAATCCCATGCTGACTCAACCATTTCTTTTGCATCATTTACAAAATCACCAACCATTGTTGTATAGGTGTCATTTGTAACAGTGCTTACAGTGTCTTCACGCAATCGACGCAATACATTGTTAACCAAATCTAAGTATGTCATGTCAACATTCCACCAGAATTTCTAGAGTTTCGCTTAATAATGTCATCAAGCATATCAGCAGATCCCATTGTTTCTAGCTTTGCCAAATAATCTTCATCAGTAATGCTACCTTTAAATGGCTCTGGGCCATCAAAATCTAATCGGTACATAAAGTCTTTAGCTTTTGGAGCAACAAACCCAGTGCCAACGTCACCATCTCCGCCGTCTTTAAAAATGTCAGCTATGGCATCAAGCACATCACTTCCAGTTTCCCCGCCAGGACCAGGATCTTTGCCGCCATCTTCCCCATCTTTGATTCCAACAACATCGCCAACAGTTTCAGCATCCTTTGTTAAAAGATCAATGTCTTCATCTTCTCCGCCTTCTTTGTCATCGCCAGCGCCAAGCTCAGGCTCTTTTTCTTTTGTTTCTGTTTCTGCGTCTTTTCCACCAATAATTTGCTCAATAGTTTCGCCATCTTTAATAGGGTTGTTTAATACATCTTCTTCTGTTTCCCCGTCTTTATCTTCATTGAGGTCTTCATTGCCTTCGCCGTCTTTAGTGGCTGGATCTTGAGTTTCGCCGGTATCTTTTGTTCCAACAACCTCTTGCCACACCTCCGCATCTTTAACGGTATCGTTTAAAATTTCCTCTTCTGTTTCGCCGTCTTTGTTGTTTGGGTCAACATTTGAGTCTTCGCCGTCTTTGTTTTGCGGGTCTGTGTTTTCTTCTTCTCCATCTTTAACATCCAAAAGATCCCCAGCAGTTTCGGCGTCTTTTGTCGGGTTGTTTTGAACATCCTCTTCGGTTTCACCATCTTTATTATTAGGGTCCGTATTTTCATCTTCCCCGTCTTTAGTTTGAGATGATTGAGTTTCTCCGTCGCCACCTGAACCGCCGTCTTTGTTGTCAAAAATAGTGTCAATAATTGTTTCAAAAAATCCTTCTGAGTCTTTATCTGCAATAGTCTCGTTAGGATCTTCGCCATCTTTGCTGTCAAGATTTGCATCCTGCGGCTCACCATCTTTATTTTCTGTGTCAACGTTTTCTTCTTCGCCGCCACCATCTTTATTCTGGTCGCTATCAGTTTCACCATCCTTTGTGGTGTCCCCCATAGGGTCAGTTTCGCCGTCTTTGCCTATGCCAGCATTGTCAGCAACATTTTCCGTGGTGTCTTTTTCTAACTGCTCTGCGGCATCCTTGTCCTTTTCTGCCTCGGCATCATCAAAGTCTTTTTGCTGTTGCTCAGCCTGATCCTTGTCTTTTTCTGTTTCAGCGTCCTTATCTTTTTCAGCCTCGGTACTGTCTTTGTCTTTGCCTTCTTCTTCTACAGTATCTTTTTCTTGTTGCTCTGCCTGATCCTTTTCTTGTTGCTCAGCTTGAGCATCTTTGTCGGCTTCAGTGTCTTTATCCTTCTCAGCAGACTCATCAGCATCTTTATCTTTCTCTGTTTCTTCTTGAGCGTCCTTGTCTTTTTCAGCTGACTCTTCATTTTTGTCTTGATTTTCAGCATCTTTTTCTGCTGATTCAGCATCCTTTTCTTCTTGTTCTGCTACAGCATCCTTTTCCTGTTGTTCTGCATCATCGTCTTTGCGTTGTTGCTCAGAGTCTTTTTCTTCCTGCTCCGCTTGATCTTTATCAGATTGCTCTTGATCCTTTTCTTGCTGTTCGGCCTCTTGTTCTTTTCCGTCTTTTTCGCCTTCTTCGGCATCCTTTTCTTTTTGCTCTGCTACGGCGTCTTTTTCATCTTGCTCAGCATCTTTATCAGACTGCTCAGCTTCTTTTTGATTTTGTTCTGCTACATCTTTCTCGTCTTTTTCTGACTCTGCATCCTTTGCAGATTGCTCTGCATCTTTGTCTGCTTTTTCAGCATTATCTTTTTGCTGTTGCTCTGCCTGCTCGTCTTTTAGGTTTTGCTCTGCATCTTTTTCATCTTCTTCTGCATCTTTTGAAGATGTCTCTGCATCTTTGTCTTTTTCAGCGCCTTCAGCATCCTTCTCTTTTTGCTCAGCCGCATCTTTGTTTGCCTGCTCTTGAACATCTTTATCTGCTTTTTCAGCGTCTTTATCTGACTGCTCCGCCTCTTTGTCTGCTTTTTCTGCCTGATCCTTAGCCTCTTCTTCTGCCTGGTCTTTAGCGTCCTTTTCAGCTTGATCCTTAGCCTCTTCTTCCGCTTGATCCTTAGCATCTTGCTCGGCCTGTTCCTTGGCATCCTCCTCAGCCTGCTCTTTAGCATCCTCTTCGGCTTGATCCTTGGCGTTTTCTTCGGCTTGCTCCTTGGCGTCTTCCTCCGCTTGATCCTTAGCAAGTTTTTCAGCTTGATCCTTTGCTAAGTCTTCTGCATCGTCCTTATCTTGCTGTTCTTGGGCATCCTTTTCCTCTTGCTCTGCGTCATCTTTTTGCTGTTGTTCTGCGTCTTTATCTTTTTCTGACTCAGCGTCTTTTTCTGTCTGCTCAGCATCTTTATCTTTTTCGTCTTCAGCAAAATCTTTTTCTTGTTGCTCAGCATCCTTTTCAGCCGCCTCAGCCGCCTTAGCATCTTTATCAGCCTCAGCATCTTTGTCCTTTTCGGTTTCTGCTTGGTCTTTTTCTAACTGTTCTGTTGGATCATCATCATCTTCAACACCAGAAATAAAGTCATTAAAGTAATCACTCCAGCCAGGCATATCAGCAA